TAGATAGCTTTGCAGATGAGATGAGAGCAGAGGGTGCACTTACAAAAGCAGAGTTTGATTCTCAACCAGCTTTAAAAGAAATTTATAAAGATAGAGCGGAGTATAACAACGAATTAGCTGAACAAATTTTAATGAAAAGAATGAATAAAGATGCCGCTGAAGGTAGAGATTTCAATGTACCCTTATTTAAAGTGACTGAAGGTTTTAGAAAAGAGGCAGCGCAAAAAACAGAGGATTATTTAAAAAATTTATTTTTATCACCTAGTCAAAATAAAAAAATATTAAAATTTAGAGATAAATTCATAAAAGAATATGAACCAACTTTAACTAATAAAGTAGATTTACAATCAGATCGTGGACAAAAAGAATTTATAAAAAACTTAATGAATGTTTTTGGTCCACAATTAGCACATAGTGCTCCTGTTAAAGGCAGAGTTGCATCAGCTATTCTTTCTGATTTTGCTGAGAATGTAAGAATAAATCCCGGTGCATATAACGTTCAATTACAAGTGCATGTTGAGAGAAGACTTGACAATCATATACGAAATTTAAAAAAAGCATTAGATTCTGGTGATACACAAAAAATTTCAAAATTAATTAATGACATAAAAAAATTTAATAAAGCATTTAAAAAAAGAAAAATGACAGGATTTTATAGAGTGAATGATGATAAAATTATTGAACTTCTTAGAAAACGTGGATTAAATGCTGGAGATAGGAGACTTTTATTAGGAGAAGAAAGAAATCTTAATCCTGGCTTAGAGGCAAACAATGCTTTGGCTGCGGTGAAAAAATATTTTGATGGGGCAATTAAAAATCCAAATAAAATAAAATTTTATAAAAAAGATTTAGGAAGACCACCAAAAACAAAAGAAAGAAGAGGACTTGAAACACCTATTCGAAAAGGTATGCCCGTTATAAATTTTGATAAAACGGATTTATTTAATAAGGGTGGCCCAGTGCGTATGGCCATTGGCGGTGATCCGTTGCAAAATATTAATCAACAACAGTTCGCACCCGATCCTGCCTTTCAAGGACAAGACTTCTTTCAAAATGCAGTAGACTCTGGTAACTTAACTGCGTTTAATCCACTAAGACTATTTAACTTATTTGGTAAAACAAAAGGTGTTGCAAATAAAACTGATGTGGGTCAACCGACAACATTACCTCGTGCAGATCAAACTGTAGACACAGTGGCAAGAGAGGACTTTCCCTTTCAATCTTTTACCTATGAAAAAATTATATCTCCCAATGCACCAAATAATGCACTACCACAAGACTGGGCTAACTTTTTATTAGGAGGTAATCAAGCACCTGTATCTGAAATTAGAGATTCAGGATTAGAACAATTTCTATCTGATTTTGAAAAATACTATCCTGGCAGAAAAGTATCAAAAGAACAACTTGCCAAGTATTATGAAACCTCTCCTGTAGGTAATTTGAGTGTAACGGTGAAACAAGAGCCAACTCCCAATGTGCCTAATCAAGGCAGACCAAAACACAAAGAAACAGGATCACAGCCTTTAGATGGATCAGGCGAGAACTACAGAGAGGTATTAGTAACAGCAGGAGAAATACCTGGTGAGGGTAAGCCTTTTGTCAATAGTGCACACTTTGAAGAACCTAATGTCATAGCCTTTACACGTGTAGCAGATTACAAACTTGCAGACGGAAGCACAGCTGCAGTTATACAAGAATTACAAACCGATATGCTAACATCTTTGAGAACAGAACAACAAAGAATTAAAGCATTGTTAAAAAGATTAGAAAACGCAGAGGATGAAGCTAGAAGAAAAATGGCATCTGCAGACAATTACGAAAGAGCTAGAGGAGAGCAAGATTTACGTGCAATTGAAAGTGTTTTGACTCCACAAGCAAAAGAATTATTAATTCAATCTGAGGGTGTCAAACCTTTTCCAAATGCAGCGGGTCAAGAATTAATACCAGGATACTCACAACAATTAGGTCAATTACAAAAACAAATCGACGACATTCTTGCAAAAAAACTTGATGATAATATGCCATTTATTGATGAAGATATTTTTGGTATATCGCAAGAACAATTAAAAATTAGAGATCAACTCTTAGATTTAAATAGAGCATTAGAAACAGATAGCGTTTTAGGGGGTGTGAGAGTTCCGCCACAAAGACAAGCAGATGATTTATTACAATTTAGTGAATCAACATCTCCTCCCAGAGATTATGAGCTAGAAAATTTAAAATTATTTCCACCCGTGCCTTTTAAAAAAGCACCAGACTATGTTGACCTGATTATAAAAGCCACAATTAAAGATGCTCAATCCAAAGGAATTAATAATATTGGATTATTTACAGGCGAATTAGTGAACAGACGTTGGGGTAAAGATCCAACACGTCCTGCAGGTAAAAAGTTTAATGACTTATACGATAAGATAGGTGTGCAACAATTAAATAACATAGCAAAAAAATATGGTGGCCAAGTCGTTGAGGGAGAAATTGTAGATTCATCAAAAGCCTCTAAGGGCTTAAAATTCTTTAATAAAAATGTAGATGGCGAATTAGAATTGTTAAAAGATTTTGAACCTTCTGGAAGAGGAACTGTAGATGCAGATGATTTACAAGGTTTTTTAGATACTGAAATCGAAAGAGTGGCTTTAGATTTTGGTCCTAATGAAGTGGTTCTAAGAAGAGAGATAGCGCCGGGACAAACCATGGAGTATTTTGTAAAAACAAAACCAGATGATGGATTCGAACTTGTGCCTTTGGGTGACGGCGATAGAGCAGAAAATGCTGCTGTAATTATTGATGAATATAATCCTTCACTGATCAAAATACCTGTATTAAAATTACCTGTCGAAGAAAAAGCTAGAGGTCCTTTATTTTTGTACCGTAAAAAAGATGGTGGTAAAATTGCTTCTGATGGGTTAGTTTCAATTACTGATATTTATGGAGATTATTAATGGTAGAAAAGTTTAATCCTACATCGGATTTTCCAAAACTAGATAGAACCAATGAGGCACTAGGACCTGGTGGCGGTGAAGATTTAGATGTAGAAGAAGTTGGACAAGAGGTTGATGTTGATCAACCTAGAGAAGAAGCCAACATTGAAATAGTGGATGACGGTTCTGCAGTTATAAATCCTGAACAAGAACAACCTGAAATTAATTTTAATTCAAACTTAGCTGAGGTTATGGAAGAGTCCTATCTTCAAGCCGTGGCTAATGATATTGTAGAAAAAGTTGAGAATGATAAATCAACAAGAGAAGATTGGGAGCAATCCTATACAAAAGGTTTAGATCTTCTTGGATTTAAATATGAAGAGCGCACTAGACCATTTAGAGGTGCATCCTCAGTCAATCACCCAATGTTAGCACAAGCTGTCACGCAGTTTCAAGCGATGGCCTATGTTGAACTTTTACCAGCAGATGGGCCAGTCAGAACTCAAGTCATTGGTCAAAACTCACCTGAATTACAAACAGCAGCAGAGCGTGTAAAAGATTATATGAACTACGAGATTACACACGTCATGGAAGATTACAATCCAGAGATGGATACTTTACTTTTTCAATTACCATTAGCAGGTAGTGCATTTAAAAAAATTTATTACGACGAAGTATTAGGCAGAGCAACCTCTAAGTTTATACCTGCAGAAGATGTGATAGTGCCTTACGGGTGTTCTGATTTAGATGACTGCGAACGAATTACGCAAGTTTTAAAGATGTCATTGAATGACCTTAGAAAAAAACAAGTATCGGGTTTTTATTTAGACATCGATACTATCGGCTATGACGGAGCTAATGGTAGTGATTTACAAGAAAAGAAAAATGAAATTGATGGTGAGTCAGCAGGTAATTATGCTATGGATGACATGGCAGAATTGTATGAGTCCCATGTTGATTTAGACCTTGAGGGCTTTGAGGATATAAATCCTAAAACAGGTGAACCTAGCGGTATAAAGCTACCTTACATTGTTACTATTGATAAAAGCTCAAACCAAGTTTTATCTATTTACAGAAACTACAACCCTACAGATCCACTTAGAAAAAAGAATGATTATTTTGTTCATTATAAGTTTTTACCAGGACTAGGCTTTTATGGCTTTGGTTTAATACATATGATTGGCGGTTTGACAAGAACTGCTACCTCTGCACTTAGACAATTATTAGACGCTGGCACGTTATCTAATTTACCTGCAGGATTTAAATCACGAGGA